GAACCTTATGTGTTTAAGACTTCCATGGCTGCGAAACCAATTCTTGAATTAAACACACCTGCCCGGATCTTAGGATCAAGCATTTCCTTGTAACGCCTTTCACCCTTCGGAGTCCATGAGAAGCTGCGTGGATCTACCGAGTGGACATATTTGACTAACCATTCGAACGCTGGATGGTGTTCACAGTTATTAAGGATCATCTGTGTTCGAAGAGCGAAGAAGTCATCGCCGGATATTCCTTCTTTCTCGAAGTTAGTCCATCTCTCTAGGTATTTCAACCTCAAAAGAGCTCTAAGTATGGGATAAACTCCTCCCATGATTGTGGGGTCCCGCCTATGCTTATATACAGGATTATAATACAGCTGTAAATACATAGCCTCACGGTCCGAAATGTGACTTTTACTCCCATTGACAGCAAGACCTTGTGAGTTAACCCCGGTAAATAATCCATCAGGATCATTAGTAAACGCAAAACCGTCATCACCTTGTACCTCTCTAATTAAATGTCGATTGTCTAATACGTGGTGGATAGTATTAAACTGAACTATTGAATCGATTGCATTGGTAAATCCAGATCCACTGGGCACTCCATGATACCCTGAGTAGTCTCCCTCGGGCATGGCTAGTGGCATCGTGACGAACCTGTGCATAATCTGAAACAACTCTTCTTCGTATTCCCTCTGAAAGAAATGGGATATGAATGCAAACGCCTCTGCAGACATCTGGGGAGTAATGCTAGCATCAAACGCAGAGAAGTCGAGGGATACCATCTGTAGGTTAGGCTCTCCCTTCTTTTGTTCTTCAAATTGTCTGAAGTGCTCTGTCATGGCTCGGGCGGCATAGTCGGGGCCTCCCAGAGCTGAACGCACGTTCCATCCTTTCTCAAAACTTAACAGGTAAGGTTTATAAAACGCCATCTCAAACACCACATCAGATATTGGAGTACCCCAAACTAGTCTAGTTTTCTTAGACTCTTGCGTTCTTGTGTAAGGGATGGCGGGGAATGCGAACCTCTGGTCTCTCATCTCTGATTCATTCAGAGGCAGGAGATTACCTTTCTTTTCCAAGGAAGGGAGCCCAGAGGAAGTGGTACGGATAAGTTCATCCTGGGCCTGGCTAAAACTTAAAGGTCTTAGTCGGGGCGAGGGATTAATAAAATCCAACGGTTGTGCATTTTGATATAATGACTCCAATTCGCTTTTGCTCGCGCTATGTGCGAAGTGGTCCTGAATGCCCTCTCTACGCTCGCTCCCAGGAATGGCTATTGACCTAGGTCCTAATTTACTAGCGTTTGAAAGCTCCATTTCCATCAAAGTTGACTCGATGTTGAGACCTTGAAGGTGATTAATGGCTTTGTCTTGAATGACACCATCATCCTCTTCGCCCCAAGCAGGCGAAACCAATGCCTCTTGAGAACCTCGCTCGAACGTATCGTGAATACGGGACAAGCGATGTTTAGCTTCTCGTGATATACTGCTTAACCACATGGGTTGTGCGATATCCATTTTAATTCTCCTTTTATAGAGTTTAAAGAAAT